TAGGGATTAGTCCAAGTATCTTAGGAATAAATCTTCCGACCAATCCAATAAGACCTCCCATAAATCCAAGAAGACCAAATTTAAATGCTAAAAATGCAGCGAGGAATGCAGGCCATGTGACTTTAAAAAAGTCTATGATCGCCTTCATCTTTTTTTGATTTTCTTTATCTCCCATCCAGGCAAGTATCTTGACCAGCAATCTGCCGATCAAAATCTTCATAATAAAATTCATGATGCTCTCAAAGAAACCGATTGCTGGTTTTGCAAGTTTCTTTGCACCATCAAAGAATTTTTTTAAAGGAGCTTGTTCTAAATCATCTTCCTGAGCACCCCTCTTTGCTTTTTCAGCGTCTTTCCTATCTCTTTCTGATTGCTTCTTTGTTATTTTATTTTGATTTTTTAAAGTTGCCAATATAGAATTAACAGCTTTTAGAATGTCTTTTAGTGGGTCGCTAGTTTTCTTTCTAACTCTCTTCTTTTTATCATCATCTACTTCTGGTTCTTCTGGTTTTTTAAATACTTCAGGACTGATTGTTTGTCTCTTTACAATCGCAGCAGAACCTTTTCCAGTAAGTGCTTCTTGTCCTGGAGTTGATTCTGGTTTCTTCTTATCAAAGAAAGCATCTGGTTTTATTGTTGTCTTCTTTGCCTCTGGTCTTGCCTTAGCAAATCTTTTCTTTCTTAACTTTAATATCTCTTGTTGAAGAGGTGCAATGCGGGGATCAGTAGCATCCTTAATTGTTAATGTATTTGCTGCTTCCATCAAGGCGCTAAGATAATCCTCTTCCTCCGACAGATTGTCGAGGTCAATACCCATCTCAAGGAGGATATCAATAGGATCAGTTGTCTTAGCCGCCATACTTTCGTTGCTGCTGTTCTTGTTTTTCTTTTTCTTCCTTGAGATGTTGACTCAAGAGTTCCACATAGATGTCTCGTTCCCAAGGCATCATGTTTTCAATTTCAGTTAATGAATATTTATGGTACTGTATCAAGGCAAAATTGAGTCTAAAATAAGCCTCAAGATCCATATGGATCATGCCTAGGCGAAAAAACTTGCCAGACCCTCCAGGAGAACTTCATTCTCCTTCTTAGTTTTTGGATTCACAAACGTAACAGTATGTGTAAGTTTTGGCATAGTCTCAAAGAAAGTTTCAATCTCCTTAAACTGAGTAGAATTCATCTGCTCAAGGAATTCTTTAATTTCTTTCTTGGTACAATCAGCAGCTGCCCACACCTCTTCTTCACTGTAGATCTTATCAACACAGGATGCAATCAGATCGAATGATTGTTCTAATTGATTTTTTTCATTAAAGTCAAAGTTATTTGAAATGAACTGATCCAGTGAGGGATACTTCATCTCCATCATCAAACTATCATCAAGTTTGATTTGACGAGTGTGATCGTCATTCTTTTTCACTTGGATCTCATCCAATCCAATTGTAACTTTAACTTCAGTTACACCATCATCAGGAGCAACCAAATTTACCTCAACTTCTTCACCAACAGACTTTCCACGAATATTAAGGAAGAGATATTCAATATCAAATGTCGGAAGAGTTTCTACCTTAACTCCCTTTGTTTGAATACAGTTTTTCAGAACAGACTTAATTGCTGTTGTGATTTGCTTTGTATCCTCACTTTCCATTGCAAGAACAAGAAGTTTTTCTTCCTTGACTAGGAAAGGTCTGTATTGAATTGTTTGTCCAGTTGATGGCAATTCAAGATCATACTTGGGCGTAGCAATCTTTGGTAAAGGCATAATGACCTATAGATGTATTTCAGTGTGATTATTTATTGGGTTATCTTGGATCTAATCCAAGTGCTTGTCTTGTAGTCAGGAGAGGTCCATCATCCACAGATCTAAACCCACTAGCAGAATCAGTTTCAGCAAATTGCGTGTTTGGACCTGCAGTGTTGCCAGGACTATCCTGGACCTTAGATTCTTTTGCTTGAGCGACTGGTAGATCCTGTTTAGGTTCCACATCTGGTGTTTGAACGTCAGAAGTTATAGTTGGTTGTGGAACTGGACTTGTCAATTCAGTGATAACATATCTTAGATATGTCATAGAAACAGTACACTTTAAGAGACTGGAAGAATCATAACCCACTGGCATCGATGACACAGCGATAGGATATGCACCAATGAATTCATACTCTAAACTATTTTTATAATCTCTTTCAAACTTTACTATCTTAAGTCCTCTTTCACATCTATATGATTCAGGAAAATTCATTCTATAGTGATATCCAGGATTAACCAATTCTCTTGTTTCCCCATCTGTTCTGGTTCCAGATTCACCAGTGACAAATCTCATCCAACTTTCAAAAAATCTAATTGGTAGATACTGATGTGAGTCAACATAGAAAGTAAAATCAATCCTATCATCATACATTCTTCTATGTGCATACCTTTCAGTCACACCAGCATAATCATTCTTTACCTCAAAGGTTGCAATGGATGAACCAGGAAGAGATGCTTCAGAACAAGATATGTTTAAATTTTCCTGACCATCGGTTCCCAAAAGTGGTTTTAATATGGAATTCAGAGTTCCAGATCCCACAGGAATTTTTACCTCATAATGAGAGGTTAATGCGGGAGCAAGAATTTTTGTTCTTAACCCTTTTATGCCAGAAAGTTTATTCCCGTATGAAAATTTTGTGCCAGGCATTTATAAATAGTTTTTACCTTATATATTATGTATGGCCGAAAGTATCAAGAGTAAATACAGACCGTCATTTCCTAGCAAATATAAGGGTGATCCCACCAATATTATATGCCGAAGCAGTTGGGAACGCAAGTTCTGTCGGTGGTGTGACATGAATGAAAACATTCTTCAGTGGGGTAGTGAAGAGTTTCACATCCCTTATGTTTCTCCTATTGATCGTAGAGTTCACAAGTACTATCCAGACTTTATCATAAAAGTCAAGGAGAGTACAGGTCAAATAAAGACCTATGTGATAGAAGTAAAACCAAAGAAACAAACAAAACCACCAGCAAGAAGACAGAGAGTTACTAAGTCTTACATCTATGAATGTAAAACTTGGGAAGTCAATCAAGCAAAGTGGAAAGCAGCGGTTGAATTTTGTGAGGATAGAAGAATTGAGTTTAAGATCATCACAGAAGACGAATTAGGTATCAAATGAACCGCATAGAACCTGTCATTGATGATATTAAATCTGAGAAAAATCTCAGTGAAAGAATGGAATTGATAATGTACGCTCTAAATGATACTGTAACACCCATACCAGAAGAAGGTAACATCTGCACCTTTAAATATTTTGCAAAGACTCCAAACATTGAGTATGATCAACATCCATTAGTTGCAGTGAGTGATGTATTCTCTTGGGGGTTTCGTGGTATCAATTTTCACTGGAGAGATTATAGACAATATACATGGGAAGAATTAGGAACTCAGGTTTATATTGTACATAGAGAAGAACTTGATGACTTACTCTCGTTACAATATACAAAACGAGTACTAAATAAGTAAAAAGAACCATATCTAATGGCATCGGCAACTAGTAAAGTCGCACCTGTAAAAATCTCTGAGAAGCAAGGTAGAGCTTCATCCAAAAGTGTGCAAAAATATTACGTGACTGATGTCACTACTCTCGCTGATGGCAGCATCATAAGAGAAACATATAGTTCTGATGCAAATGGAAATAATAAACAAAAAGTACAGGAAGTAAGAGTTGATAAAGATGGTAAGATAACAAAAGATGAAATCTCTCCCGGTGCTACGGCAGGAGAGAAGAAAGCATTAAGCGATCCAAATTCTTCATTAAGACAATCAATAAGAACTCAAACTAAAGATGCTGGAGATGCTGCTCGGAAAAACGAAGCAGAAGCTGCTGCTGGAGGACTTACATCGATAGGAAAGAAAAATGAAGATGTAGTATCTGGTGGTTCTGGTAATAATGCTGAAAATGATAACTCTGAAAATACTTCGAGTTTAGGTTTTAGACCAGAAGCATCTGCTGAAGGAACAAGAACCGAATTTCCAACAATAATTCATCCCGCAGATCTTGGTGCATCAAAGCAAGATGTTATTCGCTTTGATATGCACGAATATGTTCCTGGAGAACTGTCTTCGACTAGTGCAGGTGGGGGAATTGATGCATTCGGATTTAATAGTGGAACAAATAATTTAGGTCCATCTATTGGTTCAGTTACTCTTCCAATACCAAGTGGAATAAGTGACCAAAACAAAGCAGATTGGGGATCAAACTCAATGACTGCTCTTGACCTTGCTAAAGCAGATATTGCTAAGACTGCAATTTTTGATGGTCTTCAGGATGGAGCAGAAAAATTTACAAAGTATGTTGATGCCGTAAGAAAAAATGCTGGGGCTACAGCAGGTGCTGTCGGAAATGCATTCGCCGCAGCTGCTGCAGGTGTGGAGACTCAAGCACTGTTGTCAAGAACAACAGGGATGGTAATGAATCCTAATATGGAACTCTTATTTAAGGGTCCAACTCTGAGACCATTCTCATTTAAGTTTCAACTAGCACCCAGAGGACAAACAGAAGCAGATAATATTATCCAAATAATCAGATTCTTTAAGCAAGGGGGTGCTCCTATTAGATCTAAATCTAACTTGTTCCTCAAGTCACCTCATGTTTTTAGAATTACTTATATACATAGAGGTGAAAAGGGAGAACTGCACAAAAAATTAAACGCATTTAAGACTTGTGCATTACAAGGGTTTGGAGTTAACTATACTCCAACAGGAAACTATGCAACTTACCAAGATGGAACGATGGTTGCATATGACATTAGTATGAGTTTCACTGAAATTACTCCAGTCTTCAATGATGATTATGATTTAGACGATTCATTCATCGGTTTCTAAGATGTCAAATTACTTCAGCAAAATACCAGACTTTGAGTACGTCAGCAGACTTCCTGACTCTAAGATATCTGATTATATTCCTGTAAAAAATATTTTCATGAGAGGAAAACTCAGGGAAGATATTTTCCAAAATGTTGCTGTATTCACCAAGTATAAAATTAAAGGTGATGATAGACCAGATAATGTCGCATATGAAGTCTACGGAGATGCTAATCTAGATTGGTTAGTCTTAACTTGCAACAATATCATCAACGTATATGATGAATGGCCAATGTCTCAAGTTAATTATGAAAATTATTTGTTAGAGAAATATGATACTTATGAGAATATTAATGCAACTCATCATTTTGAAACAACAGAAATTAAAAACACTGCTGGTGTCGTAGTTCTTGCTGCTGGATTAGAAGTTGAGTCCGATTTTTCATTCTCATTCTATG